ACTTGTCGGGTCCAGGTAATGGCTGACCGTGTCTTCTGGGATACTGTAGCTTTCGAAGTATTCCGGATGGTGCCTTCTCAGATACGTTGAGATGCAGACTCTTTCGAACATGCAGTTAAACGCAAACTTAATAACGGACTCATCCGTCAGTGCTGCCAGGATCTCTCGCGGGATTTCTTCTCCGGACGCCAGGTCCACAGTCGTCGCCGGTCCGTGATCTACAGAATATCCGAACAGCAATATTTCAAATTCAGGAGACTCTGCGTACCGATATACCCCGCACTTGGCAAGGTCCTGATCGCTGTATGTCTCTATATCAATGGACAGATTCTTCATCAATCTATATCCTCCAATTAAAATAAGCCGGGCAGGATCGCTCCCACCCGGCTGAATACTTACTCCTGCTTTTCCCCAGTCGGCTTTGCCGCATCAGTCTTTTTCTTGGCCTTCCGGTCCTTGACCCATCTCACGATCGACTGAATCCAGAAGCATATCCCGACGATCCAGAAACCGATCATCGTGCCAAATGCACCAGCTACTAACATATGTTCCATCTGTACGTACATAATTTTCACCTCTTTGTCTGTATTGGCCCGGGCGGCAAGGAAGCACTCCACCGCCCGAGACCGGGTCTACTTGTCTTAGTCGAGAAAACCCTCGTCGCTATCTTCGTCAACGAAATCATCCTCGGCGCGGGTCCTACTGCCGAGCGGTTCTCCGTCACGAATCTTCTGCAGATTGTTGAGCCCGCAGGCAATTCCGCGATTTCCAGAGCTGTTGAATGCGTAGAACGAAATCGATGCGCGGCCGTAAACTCCGGAATAAACCTCAGAATGATCAATGATCTCCTGGCGGTCGGCATCCACAATGCCGGGTGCCGTGGTGGAGTTCGCGTTAATGAAGTAAGCATCTTTGTACGCCTCATCATCCGGACGCTCCTTGTCTCCGTCTCTCAGAGGAATCTTGATAGAATCAAGCTCAGGAACGGACCTGCCGTTGCCCTTGAGCTTGCCGGAACCCTCTTCGTAGGCTGCCTGGATCGCCACCTTGATCTTGCTAACGGTCACGGTGTCCTTCTTCGGGATGATCAGGCTGACCGAGTACTTCGGTGCGCCGCCATTGATGCTCTTCGGCTCCCACGCATTACAGTAGGACCAGCGAGTATCTTTACCAGTAATAACTTTTGTCGGATTGACTAACTTAGACATATTCTTTACCTCCTATGTCACTCTTTAAAATCGTCTGCGGCCGAGTTCATCTCAGGCCGTTTGTCACTTTGCGGAACTAATGCCGGTTTGCCCTGCGGCCGTTCTACCAAGCCACTGAGCACTTCTTCAAATTTCTTTTTGCCGAGCAGGGAAGTCATAGCTGTAATCCCAAGGAGCCGTTTCTCGAACGGATCGTAGCCTGCGGCCGTCACGACTTCTGCCACCGCATCCTCATTCACGTACTTCCTGTTCGCTCTGCCTTCCACCAGCTTGAAACCGGGCCACTTCTTTCCTGACAGCGCTTTCTGCAGCACGTAGTCCTTTATATCGGAAGCCCAAGATGACAGCTGGTCCAGCTTCGGTAAGATTGCTTCGATCTCCTCATCTTCCAGGGTCGGCGGCATCGCGAAGTCGAAACGAGCAAGCTCCAGGTTCGTTTCTGCCCGCTTCCTGCAGTTCGCTTTAACACTGCAAAACTGGCAATAATCACCTGCGTTAAATTCGCCCTCGCCTACGAATGCGAGCTTTGCTGCCGGTACCAGGACCTCATCGGCCCATGTGAGAAGTTCTTCCTTACTCATCTCAGTCTCGCTGATATGCTCCAAACGCGGCTGGAAAATTACCATGCGGACCTTCCGAATGTCATAGATTCCATCGAACATATCCACACAACCCAGTGCATAACATTTGAGCTGGCTTGACGAGCTTTCGACCTTGATCCCGGTTCCGTATTTCAGATCCACAATCGTCAAGGTGTCGTCACCGACAACCAGCGCATCTGCGGTTCCGAAGGATTCAGGAATCCACCGGGAGAGATCTAACTGCTGCTCTACCAAGACTTCCGGATCGTGACAAGTCTCTTTTTCCTTCTGGACCTGTTCCAGCACATAGGCAACATAGTCGTCTGTGGCCGACTCCATCTCCAGATCGTAGCAGTCGAGATCATTAGTAGGATCTCTGGCCTTTCTGCCCAGCGCCTTCTTCAGCTTGTATTCCGCAAGGCTGTGGGCGCAGGTTCCGAGTATCGCGTACTCACTTGTCTGGCCGCCGGTCTGTGAATTGAGCTTTGCTGATGGCGGGCAGGCAATCCACCGATTACTCGATGATGCCGACAGGAATGCGTGCTGATCAGGCATCCGGAATCACCTCCGCTTCCTTAAGAAGCGCCGCGTACTCTTCCGGCTTGACCTCGGAGAGCTTGCCCACTCCGTGCTGCAGAAGCAGTTCCCGGATTGCGTCCGTGTTTGCTTTACTGACGCGGGTCTTCCTGGCCATGACCGCCCTGAGCTCTTCGAACGAGATCGGTTTCGATTCTTCTTTCTTGGCCTTCGTTTTCTCCTTCGGTTTCTCCGGTTCCGGTTCTTCTGCCGGCACCGGCGCTGAGAAAATCTCGCGGAGAGATTCGGAAATACTGATCATCGTCTCGCCGCACTTCCTCAGTTCATCCAAGACGAGAGATAAGTCGCTTGTCTTCGACATGGTTTCTACCTCCTTCCTCATATTCTGGTGCCTCTGCCATTTGCATCCTACAGGCGATCCTTCGTGATAAAACACTGATCACCTGAAGGAGCGAAATGACGTCTGCCCTGGTGTACTGTCCTGTATTGGCTGTCATATCTGACACCTACCTTTCTGGGAGGATTTGTTCTTCTTCATTCCTTCCAAAACACACAGGACAGTTCCGACCAGAGTGAGCAAAACTGATTTGAATTTTTATCTGTAATCTTTCAGCTGCTCACGCAGAACCTTAATAAGGATCTTCCGACGATAGCTCACCGTTGTCTGCGGCATTCCAATCTGAGCGGAGATCTTCCTATCAGACAGTCCCTTACCGAAAAGTTCGATGATGGCACGATCATTTGGCGCCAGCTGTGCCAATGCCTTACGCAGCTCTTCGATCGCGATGTTCATCATGACTGTATCTTCCAGGCTGTCTCCCTGCTGCGGGATATCCAGTCCATCTTCCAGCATGCGGTCAATTGAAATCGGAGCACCTTCTGCACGCTTCTGGCATTTACTACAATCACCGGTGCAGCGGTGGCCGTCGATATTGCACCGCCATGCACGCTGCATTCTTTTCATCTCCGCCCATGCCGGACGTTTGAATGCTTTGTAAACTTCTTCTGTGACCGGCACTTGCTGCCCGTCGATCTCGATGTAACGCTGTTTGTCATTATTACTGTTTTCCTGCTTATTCATTTTTTCACCTCGTTGGCCGAGGCGTCGAAAGCAGGAAACAGGAGGGTCCTTACCGATCCGGACCTTTATCCGGGCAAAAATAAGCGCACGAAAGAAAGGTCTCCGTTACAGCTTTTCAGAAAAGTCATCTCTGACGATTCGTTAAGCTATTACGGTACCTGCTTTCGTGCGCACTCCAGCCGATATCAATTTTTCAAAGTACGTTTCTATAGAAGATTGGGATTACTGTAAGCAGGGCATACCCCTGCGCGAAAATCTAAGATGTGTCGTTTGTTGTCATACGTTACCTCCGCTTTACTTACGTTTGCTAGGTTTTGTCTGAGCTAAGGCGCTTCCTGCGACGGATTTTGAATTTTTGCTGTATCGATCGTCTTTCAGAATGCGACTTGCCTTTGAAGCTACAGGCCGAGAGGTCTGCTTCTTGTTCTGCTTCATCACCTTCACCTCCTTCCTGAACTTGCTGGCTATAATCTACCGCTTTACGAAAATCCTGTAATCGACATGGAATAGAGGTGAAATATAGTTCAGATACAGTTCAGCCCCGAGGGCATAAAAAAAGAGCCACCCACCGCAATGGTGAATGGCTCTACGCTTGTTTGCCTATGAAGTTTACTTGCCGAAGTAATCTATGATCAACCCGTACCGGCCGTTATTCTTATCCT